ATCGTGGGTTCGACGTCCCGTACGAGCGGGAGGGCCGGACGTACTACTGGACACTCTCCGATGCTGACCGTGAGCGACTGGCGGACGACACGGACACCGATACTGACGAGAGTGAGGCCGATGACGGTGACGATGACGATGACGACCTCCCGACCGTCACCGAACCGGACACTGACCGCCCGAGCGCCACTGACCTCCCTGATGCGTTCGTGTCGTCTCTCCGCGAGAACGGCCTCACGTATGCGGAGATGGACCGCCGGTTCAACCTCTCCCGTGACCAAGCCAAGCGGCTTCTTGACCGGATGGCCGAAGCAGGGTGGGCCATCGATTTTGATACACTTGACAAGCACGGCACCCGGCGCTACTACATCCCCGACAAGCGGGACAAACGCTACCAGATTGGCGACGGCGACGGCACGTATCGGTTCGGTCTCATCTCGGACACACATCTCGGCTCGAAGGCCTGTCATCTCGCCGACTTGCATGATTTCTACGACCGACTCCAACGCCGTGGGGTTGACCTTGTTCTTCACGGTGGCGACATCGGCGACGGGTGGGAGGTCCACGCGAACCAAATCAACGAGGTTGTTCCCGAGGCGACTGGTTGGAACCGACTGGAGGATTACTGCGTTGAGCACTACCCCCAGCGAGACGGGATAGAGACGCTGTTCATCTCGGGCAATCACGACCACAAACTCTGGAAACGCTCGGGCGTCCGGTTCGGCGAGCAGGTTGCCCGCCGCCGGGATGACCTCAACTGGCTTGGCGACTCGATGGCACGGCTGGTGTTCGACCCGGCCGAGAACGTCGACCTTGAACTCATCCATCCGAGCGGTGGGCAACCGTACACACTCGGCTACCGGGCGCAGACGCTGTACCGCGAGCAACCCACGGACATCCGCCCGTCGATGGCGGCAATCGCCCATCTCCACGGGCGACTGTCGGCCGCCGCGGAGGGTGTCGAGTCGTGGTATACGGGCTGTTGGAAAGACCTCACGACCTACGGCAAGCGCAAGGGACACGCCGCAGAGATTGGTGGCTGGGACGTGCAGGTCCGCATCGCCGACCACCGTGTCGACGAAATCACGATGACGTGGGTGTCCTACGAGGCCGACGACAGCGAGCAGTCGAACGCCACGCTCACGGATATTCACGAGTTCGTCGACGATGACCTCACCGCCGACGCCTCGAGTATGGCTCCGATGTTCGGCGACTGAATGTATCGCCAGCGTAGCGAGCCGACAGGGTTGATAGCCTGAAGACTCGTTCCCGCCGCGCTCGGGTGACAGGCCATCCCCCAGGAGCCTGGCCGGGTTCGACTCCCGGCGCGCGGTCTCTTGTGTGACCCATGACTCAGCTCCGCAACTCTCGGCCGTGGTACATTCAGGACCGTGCCTGCGACGAGTACCGACAGACGCTCTCAACTGGCGATAAACTTCCGATGCTCAAGGCACTGAAACTCATCCGGTCGATTGTTGTCAACCTGGGGCTCATTGCCCTGGCGCTGCAGTCTGTCGGTGCTGGAGCCGATCCGACGGTCATCGGTAGTATTGGACTCCTCGTGTTGGGGGCTTACAATGGGCTGGAGTTTAGCGACTATCTCGCACTCTTGCGAGCGTATGATGAAGTCCAACGCGACAACAGCGAGTGACCACCTCCGCCTGTGAAAGCCGTACAAACTCGGCCTGTCAGCACGGGCCGCCGGGAACCTCCTGTCCCAACGGTACAGGGCGACGACGGACGTGCCTATAAGTCCAGCACGGACGAGAGGCGTAAACCGGAGTAGGGCTCCCGGCCCGAAGAGAGGAGGTGATTCATCATGGCTATTGACGCAATCGTCACGGCGGGTGTCGGGTCGCTACTCGCGGTCACGTTCATCGCCGCTGTGAGCCTGCTTGGTGCGACTGGTATCAACTACATCAACAGCCAGAGCACGAGCAACATGCTCTCGCAGGCCCTCGAAGCGAAGGCCGGCGAACGCGCCCTCGACTCGCTCGACGACGAGGACAACACCGACGGCAACCAGTAACGGGCGGCAACCATCCGCGGTTTTGAGTACACATGCACGAGGTAACAGTTCATGCCTGACGGCGTCTGTGGCGCGGAGTGCGCCGACGGGACGCCCTGCCAGCATCCGGCCGGAAGTTGTCCCGTCCCGAGCCACTCGGACCCCGACGCCGACAACCACGGCCGTCCGGCTGCGTTTGACGACGAGTGGCGCCGTGAGGTCCTTTACGACGCAGTCGGCATCGGAATGAAGATCACGCACCAGGCCGGCATCGCCCAAGTCAGCGAGAATACGCTCCGCCGAGCACTGTGTTGTATCGACACGCCGAGCGACCCTGTGCTCACCGCAGATGAGCCGTGCGACTTTTGTAGGGGCTACGTGCGCGCGCACTCTGAGGGAGCGATGAAAACGCTCCAGAACTGTAAGGACGAGTTCATCGCCTCGGCGACGTTCGGCTACAAGAAGACCGAAGGCCGCGAGGTGACCGGTGCGGATGGCGGTCCGATTGCTGTCGAGTTCAACGAGACTGTCCACGACACCGACTGGGAGCCCCCCGCTGATACTGAATGAGCACGAACAGAGCGTCCGTCAGCGTCAATTACGACTGGACGAACTATCAGGCGTACGTCCGCGACGAGCTGGAGCGCGGCGACCACGATGTCGTCGTGCTGCGGACAGGCTACGGCGGCGGGAAATCCCGCTGCGGCGGCCAGTGGATCCACCGCGGAGCGATTGCTGATCGCGCCGGCGCGGGCGAGTCGCTCGTCCTCGCCCAAGACTACCAGAAGGGGAAGTCGACGACGTACTCGGTGTTCTTCAAGATCCTCCCCGGCGAGGATACCAACCCGTACAAGAACGGCGACCCTGAGAACTCACCGCTCATCGACACGTGGCACTCGAACGACAAGCGTCTGGTCTACGTCAGCGGTCACGTCGCGTGGCTCGGCGGTGCGGACAAGTGGAACCGGTTCGCTGGTGGCGAGTACTGCCGCATCTGGTGTGACGAGGTGGGGCACTACCCACCGACGACCGACCTGTACGACCTCCACGAGATGCTCGTCACGCGCCAGCGGACGGATCTCGGGCCAAACACGACGCTTTGGACGTCCACAGGGAACGGCTACAACCAGTTTTATGATATCACCGAGCGGCAGGTTGACAAGGACGGTGAGCCCCTCCCCTGGCGCGACCGTCTGCACGTCGTGACGGCATCGACGGAACAGAACACGCTCATGCCGGCCGACGGGCTTGAGAAGATTGTCCGCCAGTTCAAGGGCACACCCCGTGAACAGCAGGGGCTGCACGGTGGGTTCGCGGCCGCAGAGGGGCTCGTCTACTCGCAGTTTTCCCGCAAGCGACATGTGAAAGATCGGGCCTGGGTCGATCAACACGTCGACGAGGCGGCGACGCCCATCTACGGATATGACGCTGGGTGGGACCACCCGCGGGTGTTCGTGGAGTGGTGGCCTACCGTCCGGGACCGGTGGATAGCGACGGACCTCTACTATGAGAGTGGCCGCGAGTTCGAGCACCTGTGTGACCCACGTGACCAGTCGGGGTGGGTGTTCAATAACGACAAGCCCCGGACCACCGTCTACGCCGAGCACGAACCCGAGCACATCCGGAAGCTCCAGCGGGCCGGCTTCACCGTCCACAAGGCCAGCAAAAGTCTGGACGAAGGGATCCCACATCTGCGGGGGCTGCTCAAACCAAACGACCAGGGCGAGCCGGGCCTGCTGGTGAGCGTTGACTGTACCCATCTCATACAGGAGTTTCAAAGCTACAAAGAGGAACACGTCGGTGCTGGCGGTGACGTCCCCGATCACGCGCTTGATGCGAGCCGGTATTGCCTCTTCACACACAGCCGACGTGTTGGCCGCAGCAGTCACCAGGGCGACAGCGGCGGTATCTCGTTCCGGTGAGCGACGACACGACACGATACGCACACCTATGCACCAGACCCACACGACCTGCACGGCCTGCGGCGTCGAGTTGCACGACCACGAGCAAACGCGCGGGGTGTGCGATAGCTGTGCCCCGGCGTCGGAGGTCCAAAAATGACAGACACACACGGAGACCCCTCGTCGAGCACGGACACGGCCCGGGTGGGCATCAAGACCAGCCTCCTGGGTGCGGAGAAGGTGGCCGAGCGAATCGACGAGACCGACCAACTGAACGAGCGGTCGGTCGGGCAGACCATCGGCCAAGGGATTAGCCCGCCATACCCGCCAGAACAGCTCACCAGCCTCCTCGAGTTGAACGGCACGGTCGCGACCGGCGTCCAGAAGAAGTCCCGCCGGGAGGTTGGCTTTGGCTTCGACATCGTTGGTCACGACCGCGTGAGCGACCCGGCCCCGGAGCAACGCGAGCGGGTGGCGGACTTCTGGTACGGGCCGGATACTATCTGGAAGGTCGGCCCCACGGGCACGCCCACGGCCAGCCCAATTGAGGTCCTCCAGAAGGCCCGGAAAGACTTCCACACGGTCGGCTGGCTCGCGCTCGAACTGCTGTACGCTGGGGCCGATACCGAATTAGTTGGGATGGCCCACCTGCCGGCGGCCACTGTGCGTCTTAAGCGACACGAAGATGCCGACGACGACGAGCGGAAAGCTGGTCACGGATTCGTCCAGGAGTTAGACGGGCAGACCCGGTACTTTGCCGAGGCCGGCGACCGCCACAACACCACGCTCGACGGCGACCCCAACCCGATATACGTCGACAAGGAGGACGGCGAGGTGGTCGAGGGCGAGCCACCGGAGGACGTCCAGCCCGCGAACGAACTGCTGTTCGTCCGCAACAACCATCCGAACACGATCTACTACGGCCTGCCCGACCACATCGCGGAACTCCAGACTATCGTGGCCGACCAGCAGGCCCGGGACTTCAACCGCAAATTCTTCGAGTACGATGCCATCCCCGCGTATCTGTTCATCGTCGAGGGCGGCACACTCTCGGAGAGCGAACGCGAGGACCTGCGTGGCATCATCTCGCAACTCCGCAACAAGGAGGGGCGACGGGCCGCTATCATCGAGGCCGAGGAGCTGGCTGACAGCGACTTCGGCTCCGGCGATGTGAGCATCCGGGTTGAGCAACTCACCCAACAGGGCGAGGAAGACATGAGCTTCGAGAGTTTCCGGCGGCATAACGAGCGCACGATAGCCTCCGCCCTCGAGGTGCCGGTGCAACTGCTCGGGCGGACCGAGTCGGCCAACCGGAGCAACTCTGAGCAAGCCATCACCGACTTCATCAAGACAGTTATCGAGCCGGCACAAGAGCGGTTTGCGGGTCGGCTGTACTCCACACTCCACCAAGACATCCTCGACGCTCCGGATTGGACACTTGAGTTCCAGACTCGAGGTGGCGAAGACGAGCGCCGGCAGGCCGAGATCGCCCGCACCCGCATCGGCCCGGAGTGGCTGGTCAACGAGGCCCGCGAGGCGCTCGGTCTCGAACCCATCGACGAACTGGATGGTGTGCTCGTCGGCGATGCCTTCGACGCGACTGTGCAGACGTTGCCCCGAGATGCCGTGCCCGACGAGCGCCAGCAGTAACGCACAGTTTCACACAGACACGACACTCACCAGCGGCCACAGTACCAACAGCATATGAGCACAAGCACACTCGGAGCGAACGCAACAGCAGCACAGGCACTTGCAGCCCTCGTGTTCAGTGGCGGTGCGACCGTCCACCTGCTCGGGGGCGGAGATACGCTCAACTACAGCGATACGAGCACAGAACTGAACAGCAAAAGCGATGCAACAGCATCGCTCGCAGAGTCAGATGTGAGTATCAGCACGCCGAGTTCGTTCAGCGGTGTGACGACGGCCACGCTTACGACCGACCTCTCGTTTGGGTCACTGAGTATCGGCACGGTCGACCAGATAGTGATCCAGAACGCGACCAATCAAAGCCGGCTCATACTCGCGGATGAACCGAACGACCCGAACCTCACAGGCGAGGACGTCACGCTCCCGAGCGGGAGCACGCTCTACCGCTTCGGCAACCCATAGGAGTATTGTAATGCCCTCAGTTGAGTACGGCCCCACGGCGCTCGTCTACTCCGAGGAGACACAGGAGTTTGAGCATCCCGACACGGGCGAGACTGTCATTCGAACGAGCAAAACTGAGCACCGCCCGTTTGAAGTGCGGATCAATAAGTGGCTTGAGCGCAGTGGTGTCTATCAGTTGCACGGGTTCGTGGCTGTCACGGACTGGGGGCAACAGATGGCCGCGCAGTCCTCGCCCGTGCAGTGGGTGCTGGACAACCATCAGACGGCCACGGGGGTTGACAGTCAGGTACTCCAGACGTGGCTTCAGGGCATCGGAGCGATTCAGCAGGCGAAGCTCGGGCCGATACTCAGCGCGGGTGGTGTCACACCCGTTTCAGCAACAGTGACGGGCAACGAGCAGTGGCGATTTGACTTTCAGATATGGGTCGGTGAGAAGGGCCGCGGTGTTAACACTGAGGATTCTGGCGGGTTCGGGCGTAGCGATGGCGGCCAAAACACAGTAGCGTATGTGTACAACTCTGGTAGCGGTGGCGGTTCAACTGAGTTATGGACAAACTCAAATTCAACGTTTATCGCTACTGCTGATGCAGGTGGTGGCGCTGGTCAAACTCATGATGGATACGGGGGCACTTATACAGCGGGAGGGGGTGGAGGTGCCCGTGGTGGTGTCGGTGGCGCTCCAGATAGGTTTGATGCTGAAGGAACTGGATATGGCGGTGATGGTGGCGAAGGTTCTTCAACAACGACAGAACCAGGAGGAGACGGCGGCGGTGAATTGGGCATCGCAAGCGGTGGCACAACAACCAAAGGTGGCGGCTCGTCATCAGTTACAGATGGAGAAATCAAACTCACGTTTAACTCCTTTCTATCGCCACCCGACCCGCCGAGTAACCTGACGGCTGAGGTTCAATAATGCCTGACGTACAACTAACGTGGAGCCTCTCTCCGACAAAGACGAGTAA